TGCACCGCTGCGCTGTCGTCTGTCACCCCATCGCCTACAACACCAAAGTCAAACACGTTGACCTGCGTGCCTTCGATCATGCGGCTGTGTGCTTTAGTCAGTGCCATGTCTTTGCTCCTTATACGTCAATCGCGCCGAATGGCTTGAACACAGCCGTTCCAATGTTGCCACTGGTGGTGACAGACCAACCTACCTTGCCGCCGGGGGTGGGGGCAGCATTCCACACAACCTGACCTTTAAGCCACTTCCCGGTCGTTGGGATTATGTCGCTCTCAAAGGTGCGATCAGTCTGCTTGAAGTAAAGAACATCATTAGGGGCGACAGCAGCCCCCTGCGGTGGCGCAATTCTGTCATACCGCGTGAAATTAATAATTTGCCCCAGTGTGGCACTGATGTTCCCGTCCATTTGGATAGTCACGGGTGAACCTGCACCGTAAGTTTCTGGCGGCTGATAGACATACCCCGCTGCATCTGTGACACAGCAATTCGTGATCCAGATTTTATTTACAATACCAGCGGCACTGGTAGTAGATTGAATGATGGCGGCGCCTGCTGTTTCAAAAGTGCAGTTAGAGACTGCAAACTGACCAGATCGGACGTATATTGCAGCGCGAGAAGACTGCCGGAACACGCAGCCGTCAAAGACATACGGCTTGCAGAAAGCACTTGTTCCACCAGAACCCCAAGTGTTTTCGGCGCTATAGTAGTAAGTGAAAGTGGCCGCAGGGTCAGCGTCAAATACACATCCCCTAAAAGCTGTAAAGCGCGTATTTGTGTTGCTGGCGGCTTCGTACAAAACTCCTTGAGTTGCACTTGACGTCACAAAGGATGCAGCGACAAAGAACTTGCAGTTGTTGAACTCGGCAAATCCTCTAACGAGACGGAACGCTTCAGTAAGCGTAAATGAGCAATTGCTGTAGCTGGCCGCGAAGTTTTGCGAATACGCAAACGTCTTCACAATCGTGTTTGACACGTTCAGTTTGGGCCAGCCCGTCAGGTCAGTAGAACCTTCTGCCGATAAGTCTAGGCTTTCAGTTACAAGATTGGCGATATTTGTGCTGTGATCTTGCGAAGCATTAAAGGAGTTTAGTTCGATTTCAGTTTTTGTCAGGCTGCAATTTACAATGCTAACCACGTCGTAACATGCAGTGATGGTGATGTCAGATCTAACGCGCTGGCGGAAATCAACCACGATATCAGAGAACATAAGTTCCCCGCATGTGTTAGTGGAGCTTCCGCCGACCCCCAACACGTCAGCAGTGGGATCATACCCATAAATGTCTTCAAAGACTACTTGCCCGAAACCACGAAGGCCAGAAGGCGCGATGCGAACGCAATGCGACTGTTGCCAGAGAAACGGATTGACTGTGCTTACAACGGTCGCAGTTGCACCAGATGTCGCACCTGTAATGGTTTCCCCAGCCGTCATCTGAGTAAGAAATTTTGTAAACTTCAACTGGCCAGAAGCAACGGTTCCAATAGTGTTGTCCTTGCCGACGAGGGCCTCCCCAACCAAGAATGTCCCGGAGACTGGAGTAATGCTCACCGGTATCTGGTTGCCGCGTGCGTTGCCATCAACTGAGAACCCACGTCCTATGAAGGATGCGTTTGCTGCCGCCGCGCTTGTGAAGGACAGCATCTCTGTGAATGATGATGCAATTACGTTATCGCCACGCTTAAAAACTGTTAAACCAGAACCATCGCCTATAATGCCGATGCGATTGCAGCCAGTAACAGCGATTTTTGCATTCAGGAGGTATGTGCCGGAAGGGGCGTAAGCGATTTTGTTATTCGCCACGCAGTAGTTCAAACAGGCCTGAACTGCAGGTGCGTCATTTGTCACCCCATCGCCAACAGCACCAAAGTCTTTGACCGACACATAATCACGCAGGCGGGCCTGCACCGTGCGGGTGACAGCGCCTGTGCCGCCTTGGTTGTAGTTGACGGTGTTATCGTTTAGTGCAATGGTCTTGTTCGAGAGGACCTGCACATCAGCCTGCATACCCTCAGCCAGTTGCGAGCGCGAGATGCGCTTAGTCTCACTGGCCGTTGCGTCGAAGATCACGAGATCGTCGTTGTTGGCGCTGTTCGCACCAGAGAGAGCCGTGAGGTCTGTGATCCGCTTGCCGGGCATGTCTTTACCTCACCACGACTTCGATGGCCGCGTTGAGCGGCGGAGCTTCGGAAAAAGTAAGGGTGGTACCCGACACCGTATAGGTATTTTTGTACTGGTACACACCGTCAATATGAATGTCAGTCAACCCGCCAAGGCCCAGCGCTGAGGACAAAGTATACACTGCCGTCGTGCCGTTGCCAGTGAAATTGTTCACTGTGGGCGCCCGCATAAGGTCTGCTACCGAGGCGGCGTTGACCCGCATCTCAAGCAGCGCACCAGATGCAAAGCTGGCAGCCGACGATCCGTCCTGTGCGCGCACCACAGTCATGGAGTTACTGGCTCGGGCCGTAACCTTGACGACTTCGGTTGTGCCGCCAGATGACACCAGCGTAGCGTAGAAGTAATCGCTCGTACCTAGCGAAGGAAACTTGCTGCCGTCAGCCACCACGATGCCGGTGTCAGATGCAGAGATTGCCGTGGCAAGCGTGCTGGAGGCGTTGTTCTTTAGGATGACTGGCATGGTGCCCTCACAGCAAAAGGAAATCAAGACTATTGATGTAGTCCTGCAGGTTGTCCGCCGTAACGCGGATTTCAAAACGACTATTTGCTGGGAACGGAATTGCCAGCGTGCCGGCTTGGGCTCGCACGATCGTCATCGTGTCGTCGGTTCGCGCCGTAACCCTCACGAGTTCAAAGTTGTTGTTGGTGTCCTGCAGCGTGGCTTGGAAGTAGTCCCCCGTGCCAAGCGTAGGAAACAGCGCACCTGTACCCGCGGCCACAGTCAGAGACGTAGCGGCGCTGGTAAGCGCCCCAACCACTGTCGTCGTAGCGTTGTTGGTGATCTTGAGGACCATTGTCTACCTCACGCAAACTTAGGGGCAGAGGCAATCATCGCCCCTCGATAGTTACCAAGGTTGGCACGGGCCCGACGCTCAGTCAACGTGAACAGCCCTTGCTTGGCGTGGTACGACGCCAGCTCCCTGTCGCTCCAAGCGACACCCGGCATGACGAGCAGATGCTGCAGCGTCGAGTGCACGATTACTTCTTCGAGGTCGTTGAAGATCGTAAGGTCCATGCCAGCCGCAGTGCGTGTCGGCTTCAATGCGTAGAACATACGCATAGCATAAGGCTTTTCGTCATCCGGCAGCGGCAGGAGGATGTACTTGTCCGGCGTGAGCTGGGTCACAGCCCGCGGCTCGGACGCCAAAGCCACGATCGCCTCAGGCAGCACGAACGGCTCGTTGTCGTTGAACAGGTTTTCGTTGTAGTCGAAGCTGTTATACGAGCCGGGCGGTGTCAGGCTCCAGAGCACAGACGGGTCCTCGCCACTGTAGAGGTCAGCCCACTCGGGGTATTGGTACAGCGCCTGCTCCAGCGTCAGCTTGTGCATCGGGCGATCATTGACCAGCGCGTCAAACAAAACATGGACCTCAGTGTCCACAGGCTTGTCGTAAACGTACTCGTGCACCCCCGGCAGGAGGTTGAACCGCGGCTGGGTGTAGCGCCATGCGAGCGTGCGCTCGCAGACCCGGATCGCCGCATCACGAATGTGCTGGACCACCAAGGGCTGGGGGCACCCGGGCACATTGGGCAGGACCTTAGGCAGGAGGTCAGTGAACGCGCGAGTTGGCATCAGATCACCTCACCCTTATCCATACCGGCGTTCTTCGTGTCGGTTATCTTGCGCCCCTGCAGAGTGGCGCCGAGTTGCTGGGTGAAGCTGTCGTAGAACAGCTTGGCCCGGCCGGAGTCCACGTGCTCGTCGTCGATCGACTGGGCCAAGAACACGGCGCCGTCCACGATGACGGGGAAGTACACGTCCGAGATCACCGAGATCGTATCACCAAGCGCGTAGTCCACCGGGCTCTTGGCGTACTCCCCAACGAGCACAACCCCGGCCGCAGGGCGGGGGTAGAGGAAGTAGCGATCCGGGTTCTTGACGTGCCGCATGAAGTTAACCGGCGTGCCGGAGGTCTCCGTCATCCAGTTGGGGTAATTCCGGTTCATCGTTTCCCGGTCAACCTCGTTGATCGCTGCGCCGTTCTTGACTTGGAAGATGTCGAGGAGGCGGATGGCGTCAGCGGGCAATGACTGAACCGCGGAGTCCGCGGTGGTCGAGATGTCGACGATGTCGGAGAACAAGTCAGGCCGCAGGATAGCCATGCGCTTGAGCGTCTGGTTGACATAACCAAGCATGACCGCATCGCTGTAGCGAAACGGAGCAAGCGTATCTTGGACGATACGCCGAACTTCGGTTATGACCTCCGCTGGTGTCATTCAGGCAAGCCCCTTGATGCGTCCGCCGACAACTCGGGCGAAGTATACACAGGTGGCTCGGGGATGTCATCAGTTGAAAGTTCAATTCGTTTGGTGCGGCGCTTGGCCTTCTCTACCACCGAGGCCGGTGCAAAACGCTCCGGGTACGCTTCCTCCTCGGTCACTTCCTCGCACTTGGGGTGCCGGGCAAGGGTTTCGTTCCACTCGTAGATGAAGCCGTCAACTTTGTTCCGCAGATACCGCATCACTTCTTTCCCTTTTTGGCTACACCTGCTTCGCTGAGCGCGATAGCAATGGCCTGCTTCTGGTTCTTTACGATCGGGGCCTTCTTGGGTCCCTTAGGATTGATGCCGCCGTG